CTGGTCCACCTGCTGATGATGCTTGGTTACGTACTAAAGCATACTCCATGTCACGTTTCATTTCTTTACCAGCTTTCATAAGTTGGTAAGCAACTTCAGACTTACGACCATACTTACGTACTACGTCGTATGTGTTTGAAATTTGAACTGTTTTGCGTGAGATTTGAGTATAGTTGCCTAATACTGTTGTTGCTGCTAATGTTGAGAATGAAGCGTCATCACCTTCAACTGAAGCATTTGTACCTGCTGCTTGTAAAGCATCTGTTTGCCATTGATGGTAAGTTTGACCTGCTGACATTCTTTTTGCCATTGATAACAATGGTGTGTCTTCTGGAGAAATATCAAAGATAATGTCTTCAAAAGACTCTGCTATACCTTTACCAGTATAACTATTGGTTGCTGATACTGCCATGATTATGGTTTCCTTTTAAATTAAAGCATGTTTTCTATAAGTTTTTGAGCTGCATCTGACTTACCTGTCTTACGTAATTGCTCACGTAGGTTACGGTGGTTAGAATTAGCTTCCGCTTTGGTATCTTTAGAACCAGGTTTCACAACTGGTTTAGCGTTTGATACCTTTTTCTTCACAACTGAATTTTGTTGTAGTTTTCGCCATTGCATAGCGTCATGCAATACCTTCACGTGACGAGGGTCAACAATTGAGTTGAGTTCTGCATCTGAAAAACCATAGTCTTTGCCAGTAGATAACAATGCTTGGTTAGTCTCAGGACTCCAATTTGGTATCTCTTTAGCTAAAACTTCTTTTCCTTTTGCTATCTTCTCTGCCATCAATTGCGATTGCTTCTGAACGACTTGTTGCTTTTTGGCTTCAAACTGTGAAACAAGTTGACTACGTTCTGTCTGTAGTTGGTTGTATGTAAAGAAAAGTTTTTGTGCTTCCACAAAGTCATTATCAGACAATTGTTGCCAATTCACGTTTGCATATTGGTTTAATTGTTGGTCTAATGATGTGATTTTTGCTACATCTTCAATTAAGACATTGTTAAGTTGCATTTGCTCTTGAAAGGCTTGCTCTTGAGCTTTTATACTCTCAGCATAGGCTTCTAGCTCTTTGCGTTGTTCTGCTACTTGTTGTGTCTTTTGCGTGTAGTCTAAGCCTTGTTGAGCTAATGCTACTACTTCGTCTAGTGGCTTTTCAACATCTTCACCATTGACTTTAAGTTTAAGGATAGCAGGAACTTCATCTTGCGACTGTTCTTCTTCCTCAACCTCTTCATCTGGTTCTTCTGTTGCTTCTTCTGACTCTACTTCTTCAGTAGCTTCAGCTTCAGCTTCAGCCTCAGCTTCTAGTGGTGCTTGTTCTTCCTCTTCTTGAAGTTCAGGTGGTTTAACATCTGACTCAATACTATCACCAAGCATAGTCTCTAACCGACTTTGTGGTGACTGTTCTGCGACTTGGTCACTCATAGTTTTATTTCCTTGAAATTAGACAATAAAAAAGACTCGTGAGAGTCTTAAGTAGGCTTGTCCTTACCTAAATTCTTTGCCTGTCAAAACGGTTTTCATTCAAAATACTGGAAAATGCTTTCTGAATGAAACTAACCAAATATCTTAAACTTAGGTCTGTCCGTTTGGATAGCTGCTAACTTACCTGTGGTCATCACGTCAGTAAGCTGCTTGTTAATTTGGTTTAATAGTTGTAGTGCAATAACTAATTTGTTATGTGTCTTCTCATCACCTAATGGACTGTTTGCCATACTAGCAATAAGACTTTCTCTTACCTTATCCATAGCTTCTTTGTAGATAGGGTTATCTAGTATCTGTGATGCTTGTTCACCACGTTTAACTTCTTCTAAACTTTTATCTGCCATATTAGTTAGGTGTAAATGTCCATTGTGTTTTAGGGTTTTTACTCATCATATCTTCACCAAGTAGTCTAAATAATGGATGACCACTTGAATATAACATATTACCAAATTGATACATTTTACTAGGACCTTCCCATGGTGTAGGTTGGTATGTATTAGTGCTATAACTAGGCATTGTACCATTTGGAGCGCTGAAGTTCAACTCAGGTCCTAATAGTCCACTTAAATATTGTGCTGCACCACCATATTGTTGTTGTGGACCATATAAATATTGTGAAGCACCACCTTGACCTAATTGTGGCTGTTGTTTTAACAACTCTTCAATAGTCATTACATCATCCCTGCCTGAGCTTTGATTTGTGCAATGGCTAAGTCAGTTTCAGCTTTTAATTGTGCTTTAAACTTTTCTAACTCAGCTTGTGCAATTATTTTTTCACGTTCAATGATTATATCATTCTTTGAGCGTTCTTGTTCTTGCATCATTTGAGCTTGAGCTTTTTGTTGTTCAATCTGTAATTGACCTTGAACCATAATCTCTGCTTCAGAAGGTTTATTAGATTGACCTTCTTGTTCAGGTGTATTAGCTGGATTAACCCAGAACTCTTCAGGGTTCTTAAAGCCTGCGTTCTGTGTAAGTTTAGCTAGTGCGTTATATATCTTCTCTGGTGATGTTAAGCCAACAGCAATAGCTTCTTTTTGCATATTCAAGATAGATGTTAAGTGCATTAACTGTTGGTCTTTATTACCAGCACCTAAGCCTACAGAGATAGATAAGTCTTTACGAGCTTTCCATTCTCTAGGGTCTACTTCTACCCATTTGTTACGTAGACGAATAATGTCTGGTTTAGTAAGTGTAGTTCTAACTAAGTGATGCACAAGTTTAAATAGTTCTTTTACACCTGTCTCTGCAAATGTTCTAGCTACTAATTCTATACGTTGTTGAGACGCATTCATTATCTGTGCTACACCGGTAGCTGTCTTGTTAAGACTGTTAGAGTCTAAGCCTTGGTTATATGCTGTGATACCTGTTCTCTTCTCTTTCATAGAGTCCATGTATTCAACCATACCGAATGATGATGCTGGTAATGGTGGATGTGATAAAGGCATAATACCTGTACCTGGGTCACCATCTACACGAACAATACCGCCTGGTCTTGATGTAAGCATATCGTCTAGGTTTACCCTGTCTGATATTGCATAACGACCATTGTTAGCTAGATACATGTTATCTAACTGACCACGAATAAGGGTAGACTTAATTAGCTGAATGTCCATAGTCAAGTCAGCATAAGAACGACCAATATGTCTATGTGGCATTATCATAGGTGTGATACATGCGAAAGGTACATACTCGCATTTCTCTTTGTATAGGATAGTATTGCCTAACACTACTACTCTATATCTTTCACCATCTAACTTAATGTATGTGTCTTTAACTAAACCTTCTTCTGGAGCAATAGCTCTGTCATATTCTTCATCATAAATATCACGTGCATTAGACTCTTCTTCAAAAGTGTCTCTAATGTCTGACATGATAGACTTGATGTATTCTAATGGCTTGTCAAACGCTTCAGCAATACTAGCTAACTGCATGACTTCTCTATGTTGAACGAAGGTAGCGTCTTGTAAGTTAGGACCTGATACCTCTACAGATACCATAATGTTTTCAGGTGCTACGTTATCAATGTATATTTCAGTCTTGCTTTCTGTAACCTTGAGCTTAACGTCATGTAACATAGGTTGCATGATAGTCATTGGGTCAACACCGTTCATGGCTGCTTGCTGATATAGAATATCCATGTTGACAGATGGGTCAGCATAAGCAGTATGTTCTAATACTTCTGTCTTCTCATCTGAAGCCAACATTTGTAGTTGTGCGTCAGTAAGACCTTTATAATCGTATTCTTCTTCCTCTTCCTCTTCTTCTGAATAAACTTTTACATAGCCATTCTTAGAGAGTAATGCGTCTTTAAACCATACATAGAATACTTTAAACCCTTCGTTCTTTTCCATAACGACATGGTTTACATAATCTGTTTCTTGGTCTGCTGCTTCTTGGTCTTCAGGACCTTTAGGGTCAAACTGAACAACCTTGTCACCAGCTACAAAGACTTTAAGTAATTGTGGTAATGCTGACTCAATAGTATCTTGAACGTCATACGATACAACTTGTGAACGACCTTCTTCTTCGTTACCGAATGGTTGTCCTAGGTAATAATCTATCGCTTCTGCTCTATCATTAGACAATGCACTATCATTTACACCATAGGCAATATTTTCTTGTTGCTCTATCTGTGCAATTATTTCCATGTCTTCTATATTCATCAAACAATTCCTCTATTTGTAT